AGTAGTTCATGATGGAAGTACTGCAGGTGGTCATTCTTTAATGAGAAGTGACATCATGCAAGAAAACTTAGATGTTAATGGAAACTCAATAGTATCAGCATCTAATGGCAATATAGCTATTACACCAAATGGGTCAGGTAAAGTTGTTATAGATGGATTGTCACACCCAACTTCAGATGGTAGTGCAGGTCAATTCTTAAAAACAGATGGTAGTGGTACTTTAGCTTTTGCTACTGTAAGTGTACCCGTAGAAATTCCTAGTGGTACATCAATGTTATTTCAACAAACTTCAGCACCAACTGGTTGGACAAAACAAACAACACATAATGATAAAGCACTAAGAATTATTACTGGTACTGTTGGAACTGGTGGTAGTGTGGCATTTAGTACTGCATTAGGGTCAGGGGCAACTGTTGCAGGTGGTGCTGTAAGTGGTAATCCCACTAGTAATTTAAGTGTTAGTATGAGTGGTAATATATCCAATACAACATTATCAACAAGTCAAATACCAGCTCACTATCACTCTAATATTGCTGTTAATGTTGGTGCTTGGAATGCAAGTTATCACCCAGGGGCACAGGGAAATACTCAAGGTAGTGTAAATTCTCAAAATACTGGTGGTGGTGGTGCTCACAATCATGGTCATAACTTGAGTGGTAGCCTTAGTGGTAACATTACTGCTGGAAACTTAGCAGTTGGTGCATCTACAGCATCTATTAATGTTAACTATGTGGATTTTATTATAGCTAATAAGGACTAATATGAAATTAGAAGTACAAGATAATTGTCCACTCAATAATTTTAAAAAATGCAAACAATTTAAATGTGCATGGTTTGTACAAATGAAAGGTACAAACCCTAATGATGGAAAAGAAGTAGATGAATATGCTTGTTCTATGGCTTGGTTACCAATGTTGTTAGTAGAGAATGCAATGCAATCTAGACATACTGGTGGTGCTATAGAGTCATTCAGAAATGAAATGGTAAAAGCAAATGAGTCAAATCAAAATTTATTAGAGTTATCTAAGTATATGGAACTCAAAAATAGAAAGAGTATTTCACAATGAATGACATGACAAAAGTTAAAAATTTAACATTCATAAGTTCTTATGAAAATTTAGCACCTGATGATTATTGTGATAAAATGATAGAGGCTTGGGAAAGAGTATATGCAGATTCATCGTTAAGAGATCATGGGGCTGATGGCACTATTACTAATGTAGGAATGCAAAACAGAAAAGATTTTGCTTTGTATTTTGATGAAGAAAGAAATGGTACTCAAGAATTACAAAAACAAACAAATAAAATATTAGATGAGGGTCTAAAGAAATATGGTGCTGAATATCCTTCACTTGAAATGAAACAATATTATAGCACTAGAATTAAAGTTCAAAGAACACCACCTAAAGGTGGCTTTCATACTTGGCATTGTGAACACGCACCCGGTGAAGCATCTAGCAGGCTTTTGACATGGACAATATATTTAAATGACATTCCTCAAGGCGAGGGCGAAACAGAGTTTCTTGAATATGGTTTAACAGTACAACCAAAAAAAGGCTCTGTTTGTTTTTTTCCAGCATCATTCACACATACACACAGAGGTAATCCAGTTTACACACACAATAAATACATAGCAACTGGTTGGTATTACTTAGCACAATAGGAGTTTAAACATGGCTAAAATAACATATATTAAAGATGGTCAAGAAGGTAAATCACAATTAATTATAGATGGAGATCATGTAGATTCATCAAATTTCAAAATTGACTCTAATGTTCATGCAATACAATGGGAAGGTTCATCTGGAGAAGTTGAGTATAATGATGGAAAACCAAATGCAACAATAACAGAGATACCTTTCGATTTAGAAACACAACATGCAACAGAGAAAAAAGCTATAGCAGATGCTGAAGCAAAAACTGAAGCTGATAGAATTGCTAACATGACATATGCAGATAAAAGAGAACAAGAGTATCCAAGAGTTGAAGACCAACTAGATGACATTTATCACAATGGTATTGATGGTTGGAAAACTACAATTAAAGTAGTCAAAGACAAATACCCAAAAGGATAGTAAATGGTAAAGGCATCTGAAGTGAAGGCACAGATAGACACTCATGAGGCAGTATGTGCTGAGAGGTGGAAAGAAACTATACTTCGCATTAAAAGAATAGAAACTATTATGATTGGTACTGCTGGAACTATGATCTTAATGATGGCTGGTTTACTCTTGAGGTAGATATGGTAGTTGCAGAAATTCTAACTGGTATTGCTCTAGTACAAAAATCAGTAGAGTTTATTAAAAGCAATATCAATACAGTTCAAGATATATCAGGCATAGCTAAACAAATAGATGGGTTCTTTCTCGGTGAAGAACAGATGAATAAGAACCAGGGTAAAGGCATGTCTATTGCTGAACAGTTTGGTTCAGTTGAAAAGTCAGCAGATGATTTCATTAATAGAAAACTCCTAGAAGAAAAGCGAGAAGAATTAAAGTTCATAATCAACATGAGGTTTGGACCCACAACCTGGGATCAGATTATTGCTGAAAGATCTAATAGAATTAACGAAGCTAAAGAAGCACATAGACAGCAAAGAATAAAAGCCAGGAAAAAACAAGACGAAATTATGGAGACATTAAAATGGGTAGCTTACACCTTTATTGCTGTGGGTGTTTTAATGATGTTGTTGCTTATAGGAATAAGAGCTTTTGCTGATGGATATAAATATAAATCTAAGGATTACACAAGACAACAAAAAATATGGCAAGGGAAAGTACAAGAAAAGAAATACACAACATGTAGATTAAAGAAAAGAGTTAAGTCTCAAGTTACTGGACAACAAGCGTGTATATATCAAGGTGGCAATAAAACATACGAGATGATGATAGAAAGAAACTGCCCTAAACAATATAAATGTATTTACAATCCTAATGGTGAAGAACCAAACATTGATAAAGTAATGGAAAGTCTTAGGAGTATAGCCAAATGACAGAAAAGAAATTAATAAACTTAGATTTAAGTAACAATTCTTTTGAACTGTCGCTGAGAATATTAGGCAACGAGTTTGTGGCAATTAAAATCGGATCAACAAATTTTAGTGGGAAACTTATAGCTGGTGGAATCTTGTTATTATTTTTTACTTTAATTTTACTTGAGGGTTTTGGTTTAAACGAAATATTAAAAGGAGTTTAGAATGTTACAATTTTTAGGACCGATTGCTAACCTAGCTTCAAGCTGGATGGACAGCAAGGTTGAGAAAGTAAAAGCAGATGGGCAAGTTAAAGTAGCTCAAGCTAAAGCGAAAGCTGTCGTTGCTGAGAAGGTTGCTTCCGGGGAAGTTGCCTGGGAAAAGTCTATGGCTGATGCTACTGATGGGTCTTGGAAAGATGAGTTTGCCCTGGTTGTATTACTTCTGCCAGCAATACTAGTCTTCATCCCTAGCCTAACCGAGTATGTCAGGACCGGCTTTGAAGTATTAAACACCCTACCCGATTGGTATCAGTACCTATTATTCATAGCTGTCAGTAGCTCGTTTGGAATTAAAGGTGTTGGTCAGGCAATGAAACTTATGGGTAAAAAATAATGATTTGGTTTTGGTTAAGCATCTCAAAATTTTTTATTAAGATCGGCAACTATTTTTATTACAAGCATGTCGAGGAAGTAAGAAGGAGAAGAAGAAAAAAATGATGAAATTTTACATGGGCTTATACGAGTTCTTTAATTCTATAGCCAATTATTTTTGGCATAAACATATCAATGAAATTAGAAAAAAGGATAAAGCATAATGGCTAGACCTATAACTAGATTTGCTCACAATCAATGTGTTGAATGTGGTGCTGATATTGGCAAAGTAATTTATATTAGACCATTCGCAAAGATGTGTACTGATTGTAAAACCAATGCCTGGTCAGGTAACGCAGAAGTAAAAAAAGTTCTCCATCAATTAAGACTACGCAATAGCAAGATGACACCTGAAGAATTAGGTGAAGATGAAAAGTTTGAGGATGATCCCAGGGCTGAAAAAGAAATACAATATGGGAGAGTGACGAAGAAGGAAACAACACTAAGTAATAATTCAACATTAATAGAAAGGAACTTCCATGTCTAAACCTGGATTATATGCCAACATCAATGCCCGAAAGAAAAAGGGTATATCTCGTACCAAAAAGAATTCAACGATTAGCGATAAGGCATACGCTAACATGAAGGCTGGATTCAAAAAGAAAA